GCCCAAGCAATCTTTCCATTGGATGGGTAGCCGTCTTCTCCTGGGTCCCAGCCTTTGCCCTTCTTATCAACTTCGTGACGAGGGAAATATTTTGCAATGTGTCTAATCTTGCGGATGCCAATCTGACCACCCTTAGCCAGGGTGCGTGCGGTGTTTAGGCCAACAGCGGTGCCACCTCTGCCGTGTTCTTTCCGCCATTCGAGAGCTTTCTTTGCTTCTTTCTGGACGCCGCCCGGAATGGTGTACATCCTGTCACCGCTAGCAGTCAAAGAATCTAGGTTAGATAGGGCTGCTTCTGCGAGTTCTAGAGTTACTTCTGAGGGGGTGCAGTCGCACGGCTCCCACTCCGCAGAGTTTGAGAAAGTCTCGAGCGTGCTTCTGTCTTCCACCATATTTAGAGTGGTGTCAATTACAACAGCCTCAGTTCCATTGGAAAAGAGCGCGAGGTCCCCAGATTTACCTAGAAATTCAACCATCTTATGCTTCTTCAGGGTCGTAAACCAGCTTTGCGTAGTCGGTTAGGTTTTCAATGGTAAGTTCGCCCTTGTCATACATTTGAATAGCTTTGTGTTCTTCGAGGGGCTCGTCGTCATTGGTGTCCTTTAGGGCAACATAGTCTGTGTCCCAATCGAGAACGTATGCCTCGTGAGTAGCGAGGAATTTGTCTAGTTCTGTGTCTGCACGACGAACGAACTGCCAGTCGTCTCCAGAGCGAATGCTCATCCCTAGCGGGTGATAGCAAAACACGCCGTCAATGTTTCTAGTGTCGGGGTCTACATAGAAGTAAACATCAACGGGAAGTTTAGTGGTCTTGTTCATATTTCCTCTATAGCTATAGCGAGAGAGACACTCTCTGTAATTTTATCATAATTTTACTCTAGATTATTGAGTTGTCTATGGAATAGTTCCAAATAAGCATATTTATTTACTGGAACCAGCTCTTCTAGCTCTTCTTTAGATAAATCTCTTAAGTCAAAAGAAGTTAATTTGGGGCCATCAACAGTGTCTACTACTGTCTCAAAGTAGGTAGGGAACTCCCTGCTACTCTCTCTTAATGCTCTGTCTGCCTCCCAAACGTCGACATCTAGAATAGGATATTCCGAGCGTTCTAGCTCTTCATTGTTATCTTTAGTCAATTAAGACCTCTTTTCCTGTTCCTGCAACTTCATCTATGCCGGGCCACGTTTCGTTTGGGTCATAGCCATATGCTTCCCTAGCTCCTCCCAAAAGCAGTACTTCAACTTCATGTGTGTGCTTGTAACCTGAAAATAGTCTATCGACGTTGAATATGTCTTTTGCTTGAACAATCATGGCAGTTACACTTCCTCCCCCGCCACCAAACCCAGTAGCAACACTCGGAGTAACACTAAACGGAGTAATAGGCCTCGTTGGGACTACTACCATGTCTTTAATTTCACCAGCCCCCGGCCAACCCTTAAATACAAGAAACTCTTCAATTCCCGCGTCTTTCAGCGCCCGCTGAGTTAGGTTGTATTGAGCCCTCAGTATTTGCTTATATAGTTTAAATGCCTCTGGGTTCTCTTTCATAATCTTATCGATATAGTCAACTTGCTTTTTACGTTCAAGAAATTGACCATCCTTTGCGGCCCTACCAGTTAGCGGGAGTGCATTTTGAATATCGAACTCCTCCCGAGCTGCGTACATCATTGCCACTGAAGAGTTAGAGGTAGTAGAGTCTTTCCACCTCTCGCCCAGCTGTTGCACTACGCTTCCGACTCCTCTCGCTAGGTCGTCGTTCATAGTTAGGTAATTATCTAGACCTAAAATATCTGCCAAGATTTTTAGTTGCTCTTTAGTAGCCTGCTCTCCATATTCTCCAATATAGGGGATATCGTCTACCATTTCTTGAGTCATTTTACGAGATTCTTCGTTATTGCCAAAATTCACTTCTGGGATTTTTTGAAACAGCTTTTGCGAATTTTTTACTGACTCCGAGATAGTTTCTCTAGCGGCAGGATTAGTGCTAGTGTCATCTGTAACCCATCGTCGTGCTTTGCCTCTAATAAGTCCGTAGTCGTCAAGAATTTGTTTAAACGAGTCGCTAGCATCATTGTCGACTACCCACTTAGCATATGCTTCCGCCCAATACTCGTCGGTGCTTTGTTTTCCATAGTCGGAAACTGGTTCCAACTGTTTAATTGGATTAATTTCTTTCTGCATGTCTGTAATTCCAGACCTAAATCTCCACGTAGGGGGACCGCTCTTGTTGAAGTTGGAATTAATTTCTCGATGGTCCCATATAGAGAACGCCATTATGTGGCCCAGCTCATGGGCAACTGTGTACTTGTACAAACTTTCCATGCTGTCCCAAGCGTTGGGGGATGCAAAACGTCTAAGCATTTTGTCTTTTTCTTCTGGTGGAGCGGCGTTGTACTTATCGTTAACGTCGGAGAGCCTATCCATAAAAATATTTACCTCAAGCGTCGCTGAGTTAGTGTGTCCTAGCTCTCCTTCTTCGATTTTCCCTGGGTAATCTGAAGTATTAACAAAATTTATTTTTCTGACAATTGAAGACTTGTTTGGCACAACACTTCTGTCTATCGCTTCAAGGGCAGCCTGAATGTAATCAATATTTACGGAAGGACTTAAGTCTGTTTGATTAGAGTTTTCGGGCAAAGCGATTATCGTGTCACCACTAGCATTTCTAAAATATCTCTTAGCAGGTGCTGTGGAATTAAACCCTCCTACGGTATTTAAAGCATAAATTTTATGGGCTAAATCTACGAACTCTGTAGCGGCAGCTCTTTCTAAGTTTCCAAGATTATTCTCGGGACTATTTATGCTGCTCTCCTTAGGCATATTTTTCAGCTCTTCTTCGCTTAAGAAGTAGCGTGTTATGGAGGGGTCTGAACCATAACCAGCAATCATTCTGCCTAACGTGCTCCTGAAATCTGTATCCTCCATGAGCCTGTCATACTCTTGTTTTCTAGTAATCTCCCTAAATGGTCCTTTCAACTGTTTAGGTAATTTAGGTTTACTAATCTCTAGTGCGTTCACTAGTTCGGTTAGATTTGCTGACTTCCCAGAAAGGTCTTTTGGATAGGCTTTCTCGAGTCGCTCATTTGTAGCTTTTTGAGCTTTTTCTGAAAGGTATTCTTGAAGTGAGCCCCCAAACGTTCTATTATTATTAGTGCCAACTATCTTTGGAGTTCTTAGAATACCCCTAAACTGGTAGCCATTTTTCGTCGCAATTGCCTTGTAAGAGCTGTTTAAGTCAGCATAAAGCTTTTCAACTTTGTTGTTTACTTCGTCAATATCAATATATCTCTCGCCGTTAGGTCCAGTCTTTATTTCAATAGACTTTAAAAGGTCGAACTGCATCCTCAGGAGAGCAGGAGCTGTTAGTTCCTTATCCTTAGTAGTCTTGTCGACATCTTTCCTGTTTGTTATTGGAGTTACTAGTTCTACGTACCTTTTTGCTGCATTGCTGAGCTCTATGCTAAGTCTGCCTCTGAATCCAGACAATGCCCCGTTAGGCTCATCTTTAATTACTAGAACTTCTCCGTTTTTTGCGCTTTCCTCGAAATTATAGGCATCTATATTTACTTCGGTATCATCGAGAGAGTTGTAATCTACACTGCCATCGTCGTCATCATCCGATGGAATTTCATCGTAGTTGAGAGATGGCTGTATCTCTTTCTTGGTGGGGGTTCTGGGCCCCTCCTCCAGCCCCTCAACCTTCATCTGGGGCTGGATGGGCCCCTCTATTTTTTTAGTTTACGAACTTCTCCGCGCTTGACGTTAGTCTTTTTAAGGTCTCCATCTAGGTCCTTGTAAACAACAATAAATACGGGATTGCCGTTCTTGTCCTTAGCTGCCTTCTTGTCAACAATGTCACCAACAATTTCGCCATTCTTGTTGATGAACGGACTTCCAACAGAAGCGGTGTCAATATTCATCTCATCGTTTGGCAAGTCAGGAACAGTGTCAGTGTCGTCTATCTCATCGATTGGGACAACCTTGGTCTTGTCTGCTACAGGCAAGCCATCACTATTGATAAGAGGCTTCTTTGCTTCGCCTAGACGCTTGACAACCTTCTCGTCTCCCTTAATCCAAGGAGTGTAGGTAGTCATCGCGTCTTTGTCTGCGTCAGTTCCAGTTCCTTCAGCAACAAACACTAAGGAGCGAGACCTAGTCTCGACTGCCTCGCTGGTGATGTTGCCCTTGTTGTCTAGATACTCGACGGTGACGTAGTCCTTATAGTCATACTTTCCGTCTTCATTAGGGGTCGCGGTTTCGGTCTGTAGAATCTTGCGAACACGGCCAATGGAAACCTTGTCGTCGTTGTTGAGGAACTCAACAATGTCGCCTTCTTTGAGGACCTTGCCGTCGTAGCTAACGTGAGGCTTTTCGAACATAATGTCTTCATTGGAATCCCAGAGGGCTTTCCAAGCGTTTGTAGTCAAAGCTCCGAGGACGCGAGCGTTCTCGTCTGGATAGCGCTTCTTGTAGTTCTCGCGAATCTTGTTGACCAAACTCTGAGCAGTCTCTTCATTTCTTGCCCAGCTAGGCAAGTTGTTTGCCAAAGCTTGGAGCCTGAATGCCACGTCGTCTGCTTTACCCTCAACAAGAGACTCGTAGATAGAGTCAGTGCTGCTTCGCAGTACGTTTGCAAGCTGACCTTCAGAGTAGTTGAACTTCACGGCGTTACCGCTGGTCTGTCGGTCCATCCACTGCTCTAGAGTCATGAACCTAGCGTTCTGCGACTTGGCCCACTCGGTGTATAGGTTAGGGTCTCCGTTAAATTCTGTATCAAACTTTCTCAAGTGATACTCAGCGCGAGCAATCTCGGCCTGCTTTTTGCGGTTAGTGTCTGGTAGGCCCTTTGCTTTTTCAAGCTTCTTAACTAGAGAGTCCCTAGTAACCGTACGCATCTTCTCTGCACTGAAAAAGTCAAGACGCTTTGCTAGAGTTCCCGGTTCAAAGTAAGTCTGAAGGTCTAGCTTTCCTTCTTTAGGGTTGACTCGTCCAGCTAGCTGGTCGGTAAGAGCAAAAATACCGTTCTTTTTACCAAAGATTGCTTCGTAGGAATCCCTGACGTCGTAGTGCCAAAGCTCCTTCTTGCTTCCGTCTGGCATATCAATCTCGAAGCCAAGCATGAACGCACCGCCGTTGGTGCGAGTGATTTTGCTAGTCAAACCATATTCGGTGCCATCAGGGTCAGTGAACTTAGAACGCTCAATGACAATTTCGCCCTTGTCATTTACCTTGGCGTCTGGAACCTTGTCAAGAATTTCGGCCAATATTTCATCGCCATCTTGGGCAAGAACAGACTTGCCGTCCTTGTCAAAAATTGCTAGAGGCTTTCCGTTCTCGTCTAGTTCCGCGGAGAATCCACTCTTAGACCCTCTAGCAACTTCGTCGGACATGCCTTCTGGACGTTCGATAGCTTTGCCATTGTCTTTAGCTGCCGCGCTTGGTGGCTTGAAGTCAAGAAGTTTTTCCTTCTTTTCAAAGTCTGACGGACCCTTAGGCGCTTCTGCTTCGGGAGTCTCTGGAGCATCTGACTCTGGAGCTTCCGGGGCCTTAGCTGGTTCAGTTGGCTTAGAAGTTTCTTTAGCCTCGGAAGGCTTGGTTCGTGGAGCGGTTGGCTTCTTCTTAAACTTTGCTTTATTTGGTTTGGAAACTACTTTAACTTTTTCAGTGTTTGCAGCAGAAAGAGTTGCCCTCTTTCCAGTCTCGTCTTCCACTACTACATCTACAGCAGAACCTTGGCTTCCCGGCTTCAGGGATAGCTTTCTAACAATTCCTTCTTTTCCAGAAGAGAACTGAATAACGTCACCTTCAACCAGCTGCTCGACAGTTTTTTCTTTGGTGTCTACATCATCAAATGCTTTTGCTTTGCAATGACATTGTCTAGGTCAACTTCTTTCCCGTCTAAGATGTCATCTACAGCACTATCAATTGCTTCTCTAGAGACGATGTCTTCCGCGTCAGATTCAACTGCATCAGGAGAAACTACATCTTCAAGCTCTTCTTTGGAGAGCTGCTGCTCGGCTACTGCAGGGGCAAGCTTGGCAACTGGCTCTTTTTCACGCTCTGCGCGGAGAAGAGCATCTTCATCTTCTGCAAGACCGCCAGCAAGTTCTTTGTCTAGCTCGTTGGCAGGCTGAGGCTTCATCTGCTCGAGGCTCTGAGGCTGGTCTGCTAGGTCTTCAGGGAGGTCAGCTTTAGCATCAGGGTCAATGCCGTGCTTAAGTAGGTAGTCACGGTCAAGTTTGATGCCTGTAGCCAAACTACCGTTCTTGGGGTCAATCTCTAGGATTGTGTTGGGCTCGATGCCATACTCTTCGTAGCCCTTACCGACAAGTAGTCGAATATTATTAATTTGTCCTTTTTTGGTTGCGGTACCACCAGCAGAGCGACCCTCTATTTGAACAATTGTGCCATCTGGAAGCTCTAGGTCTGCGACAACTTTTGCACCGTAGGGAACCCAGCGTCCGTTATCATCACGTGGTTGGAGGCGTGCTCTAGCACTTTTTGCTAGACGAGAATTGCCGTCTGAGAGCAGCGGTTCAAAAATTTCGGACATCAAACATCCCTTATACGAGTATTAGCAAGCTATTTAAAATTTTACCCTACTTAGGACGTACCCGAGTGGGGTCTTAGAGTAGCTCTGGCGTAATCCCAGTGATGTTTGCAATACGAGAGTAGATAAGTTCTTTTGTCTCGTCAGCAACTTCGCCCGATGCAAGCAATGCTTTCAGCCGTGTGGTGGCATGAACTAGCTTGAGAGTGTCATCGGTTGGAGTTAGGGAAGCAACAATCACTGAGCCAGCTGAAGGAGAAAGTTCGGGAGAACCAGCAATCCATGCAGCTGCTGCAACAGGGTCCAACGTAGGGTTGTCTGGGTGGCCCGAGGGGAGCATCGAAGTGTACCGCTGAGTGTATTCGTTGGCGTCACCTAGACCGCAAGCATAGTTTGCGTACTCCTGAAGGTCCCAGAGGATAGCGTTTGGAAGTTCTGCCTTGTCCATGTAAGAGTTGTAGTATTCGTACGCTGAGGCGGCAACTGACTCGAGGTTCTCTGCTGCAAGTTGGCGAGATTCTCCAACTAGCTCGTTTACGTCAGAGAGAATGTTTTCAATTGCATATTCAGAGATGAAAGTCTTCCACTCACTCATTAAATTTCCTCTTTCGGAAGTAGGTCAGCATCTGGGCTGTCATACAGCTGAGTAGCTAGCAGAGATGCTCTTTCAAACGGATTCTCTCCCGCTTTAACGCCTCTCACCCAAGCTGCTCTAATACTAGGAATTATATCATAGCCAAGTCCCGAGTACTCAGCGAACGAGTGAATGGCGTGCTCTACAGACACATAATTGTCCTGTGCAAGGAGCTTCACTTCGAGCTGAGAGTCAAGGTATGAGTCAAAAGCTGAAGCAGTTAACGCCGCCGAATCTTTTTTAGAAGACTTAGGGTGACTACTGGGAAGGAGGTCGTTATCAGTGACATACTTGCTGTTCTTAGGCTTTCCAGTTCTGAGTAGGTGAAGGAAGGCGTTGACCCTCGCCATCGCCCAGGAGTTACGATTTTGGTCGGGACGGTGAGAAGTAGAAAAAGCACCAGCACCCCTGCGATAAACCGCCTTAAGTGTTTTAACACTGGTTTTCTTGGACGCTGTGTCTCCGTGCTTTTCGTTGTGCTCATCGGCCTTCTTTTTCAGTGACTCCTCTACTTTTTTACTGAAAGTGATTGACTTACCACCAGCAGCTGACCCCTTAGCATTTTTGCTAGACCCTTTAACTTGGTCTTTCTTGGGAGCAGGCTTAGACCCAGCAGTTGCAGCAATTGCAGCGTCTCCCGCTGGGACGCAGTTGGGTACCATCTTTCCATCTTTTTCCTTCATTCCCACTTGGACGTAGCCCTCCCAGCAGGGGTCTCCCGCTGCGGCCTCACCCTCATGAGCATCGTCACGCATTAGCGTGCCGTCTGGCATGTAGTGGTAGCCCTCTGGGGCTTCTTTCTTTTCGCCATCAAGGTTTTCTGCGGGAGCCGCGTGGCCGCCCGTAGCCATAATGACTTTTTCTAGGTACTCAGACATTTAGCGAACTCCTAGGAATGCCTTAATCTGCCATCTCCACTTTTTGTGCATGTCTTCCCGCTGAGCGAGGAAGTCCATGAGACCAAACTCGCGGCACTTCTCTGCAATCTCGCCAGCTTCATGCAAGCAAGCAATCATCGTGTCATTGACGCGAAGTGCTGACTGAAGCATGAACTGAACAGAAGAACCATCGTGACGCTCTTCCTTAATTGTTGAAAGGTCTAGGTAGTCCTGTAGCAAGTACGGAGCAGGGTAGCCAACCTTAAGAATGTTTTCTGCTAGAGCATCGACAGAACTCTCAACGTCTTCGTAGAGCATCCCGAAGAACTCGTGGTACTCGCCGAAGTCTGGGCCAAGTACGTTCCAGTGGTATCCCTGAAAGATAAATCTGGTTGTGATGGTGTCAGCTAGTAGTTGGGCTAGCTTCGAGCCTAGCTCTGGATTGGGGTGGTGCATTCTTACGCCTCAGGTTCTGCTAGTGGTGGTACTGGAGGTTCGAGAGTTTGGTCGGCGGACTCATTCTCGGCTGGCTCTTCTTCAGCTACTGGCTCTCCCTGAAGGAGCTGGTCAATTTCTGGTGGGATTGGAGCACCAGTTGCTTGACTTGCATCACTTCTAATCTTGTCCATAACTTCTGGGGCAACAGAGCCAAGCATTGCCTCGGTAAGTTCTGGAGTAACCATACCCTTCTGCATTACTAGTCTTAGGGCTAGTTCCTCTGGGCTTGGTGCATCCGCCTCGGAGAATCCGTGAGCACGACGCCATGCATCAAAAGATACTGCCATCTTGTCAAAGCCCATGTCTGCATCTGCAGCGCGGTCATTGCGAGTAGCAACCAGAGATGGGTCGTACCAGATGCAAACGTTCTTAACTTCTTCTTCTGTGTATCCGTTTGCAACTAGGTATGGACGCAGATACATAACTGTAAAAGCATCAACGATGAGCAACATGAGTGGCTCGATGTGAGCCTTGTACAGAGCCTCGTCAATTTGCAGCGCGTTAGAGTACTTAACGTTTGCCAGACCAGTGACTACATCCTTAGGAACATCTAGTCCCTGCATGATGCGCTCTAGTACGCGGTCTGCACGCTGTGCCAAGGCGGGGTCGAAAGAACGCTCAAACTTAAACTGCTTGATGCGGTCACCAAGCTCGGCTGGTCCACGAATAATAAGTGGAACAACAGCAGATGCAGAGTCCTCGTCCTTAATCGGCGTGGTCATTGCATCAATTAGCTGGTCTTCAAACTCGTCCGCTGCTTCCTCAGCTGTGTAAGTTTCGTTGTAATTTCCATCTTCATCGTAAGGATAATCAGGGTCAGGACCAGCGGCAACAGAAAGACCGTCAGGAAGATATAGAGCGCCAGCATTGAGGCGAGAGCGAGCAGTCGCACGGAATGTCCTATTCAATAGAAGTAGTTCAGCACAGAGGTCTAGTAGACCACGCAAGCTTGAGTCAGCCTCTTGGGTGTAGCGAGGGTGTGCACGCCAGATGCGTCCAACGAATGCTGACTGAGGAAGCTTGATTGCTTCTTTGCTGCCCTGAGACATTACAGATGCAGTTCCACCGCCAACGTCACGACGAGGGTTGATTATGTAGTTACCACGCTGGTCTACCTGAAGCTCGTCAACAGAACGAACGTCCCAAGTCTCGGGGAGCTGAGAACCGACACGCTCTGGAATCTGTACTAGGTAGCACTCACCTGTAACCTGAAGGTTTAGGGCTGCATCTTTCAAAAGACCGGGCTGTCCACCGTAAGCAGAGCTTAGACGGTCAAGTGCACGCTGAGCAGCTGCCGCTAGGCGGTCGTCTACCTTCTCTACGTCCTCGATAGGAGACGGTGCTTCGTTTGGGTTGTTGATTGCGGCAGCGTAAAGACGAATTCTTGAAACAACGGACGCAACTAGGTTGAAAGCGTACTTGATTTCACCAATTGAGTCGTAGTATTCCCAAGCTTCGCTCTGCCAAGCAGTAGATGCTGACTGGCGACGAGCTTTAAAGAGCTCCGCTTCGGTTTTATCGTCTAGCTTGACCTGAGCAGCGGCGGCGGTGAGCCCTCTTGGTTGATTGAAGGCTGCTGGTTCGGCGTAAACGACGCCAAAAGAGTCAACAGAAACCCCAGGAGCTACACGAGTGGCAGTTCTAGGTGCTGAAGCACGTACGCCTCTACGAGATTCGCTTGAATTCTCGTTTTCTTTCTTAAAAATAGCCAAAGGTGGCTCCTACCTGTCCTATCGCTCTACTAGGGCCGAAAGTAGCCCAATCACAGCAGAAATAGCCAATACTAATGATACCACAAGCATAAGTTGGGGTAAAATTGAGGCTCCCGCAACGAAGAGTAGCGAGACCCAGAACCCAGTGCACCAATTACAGGTGATTAGGTATCCGATTTTGGTCATCGGACCATATTTTGACCAGACCCAGTTGCGAAAACCGTCTGCAATAGCGTCTGTAGTGATGATGTGTGTCATTCTGTATGCTCCAAGAGCCAGAATTATGAAGTTTACAGCTGTAATTTCCATTATTCATCCTTAATCGAGTTGAGAGTCCTGTATGGATTCCAACCTCGTAGTCGAGAACCACATCCGCAGCCTCGGTCTTTCCTAAATGCTAGCATTTTTCCCGACGTAGTGACAACATAAGAGTCGTCACCAGCGTCTTTCGACGGTTCAAAGGTCGCATATGTCTCGCGAAATACGACTTGCGGCCCTTGCGGCCCGTCTTTTGCCACCATAATGGTCTCATCTGTAACAATCACCCTTGTAACGTCTAAATATTTTGTGTCTTTTGTCGGTGGCTGACTGCTCAGAGAGGTCACATCATCTGTAAAACCTGCAGCTACAGCCACTAAGTTGCATGGAAACCTGTCCATGATTATCTTTGACACTATTTTACCCTAAAAACTCTGCCTAGTGGGCGAGTATTTGGATTGGTGACCCCGAGTTTTCTGTCTGCATAGCTCTTGGCGCGAATTTTCCCTCCGCTAAACCCTGGAGGTGGCTTAATTAGCAGTGCAGTAAGGGCGTGAACCAGTGCATCAACACGGTCTGGGGACTTTCCTTCGCCCGGAATCCAGCTGTACATCTGAGATTCAAGGTCTTGGTGATACCCAACGTGGTGGACGCGCCCCTGTTCGTATGCAAGAACTGTAGGCTCTGCTCGAAGTTGCTTTCCGTACTTGGAGTGAACCTCTAGGACTTTGATTGTTGGGTCTATTGAGAGGATAGCGTTTTTAACAAGTGCGCCTCCTTGATTAACCTCGGCAACAACGGGACAACCCCACTTACGAGCCATCTCCACAACTTTACGGGCCCATGTGTCTGGGGAACCGTGAATTGAAGCGTCTTCAAGAACCCACGCGTTTCTCTTATAGAGGTCATGTTCGGCGCTTGACGCACATACCACAATTCCACACTCATCACGGGGATT